TGAGGGTTTTTCTTTTGTGTAGGCTTATGGCATGGGTAAGGAATACGAAAAAGTCAACGGCTCACTCGCGCTGGCATCAAACTCGCCGGGACTGCCAACCGGCTACGGCACACAAGGCGCACAGTTTCTTGAACGCTGTCTACGCCACGGCATGAAAGTTGCCAGCTTCTCCAACTACGGACTCGAGGGCAACATTGAAACAGTCAAAGTTGGCAAACACCATATCCCGCACTACCCAAAAGGCTTCCACCCATACTCGGCGGATGTTATCCCACAATGGTTCTCACACTTCGACAAAAGCACCAGCACCAAAACGGCGTTGATGACTTTGTATGATGTTTGGGTTTATGAGCAGTTAGCCGACTCGTTCAAGGTTGATGGGCAACCCATCCCAATCATCAGTTGGGTTCCGCTCGATCATGTTTCGTTGCCACCAGCGGTTGCACAGTTTTTGCGCCGCGACAATGTGACCGCCGTGACGATGGCCCCGCATGGGCAACGCCAGCTTGAGCAGGCAGGCATCGATTCTGTACATATTCCGCACGCCATTGACTTGCACACTTACAAACCAACTGAGCGCATGAACCTTGTTGACATGACGGGGCGCGAATACATTTTGGGCGACCGGCAAGATGTGTTCCTGGTCGGCATGGTGAGCGCGAACAAAGCGAACGGTATGGTGCATCGTAAGAGTTTCAGTGAGTCGTTTGCAGCGTTTTCTTTGTTCAGCAAAATCCATGATGACGCGGTGTTGATGGTTCATGCGGAACCGGGCGCAGTCATGGGCGGTTTCACTTTGCCTATGCTGGCGAAGGCGTACAACATCGAGCCGGGCAAAATTATTTTTCCCGATCCGGTGCAACACCGTCTTGGGTACGATGACCGCGACATGGCGGCACTGTATTCGGCGTTTGATGTTTTGTTGCACCCGAGCATGGGTGAGGGTTTCGGTTTGACTGCGCTCGAGGCGCAAGCCTGTGGCACAAGGGTTATCACCTCATCGTGGGCGGCATCACCAGATTTGGCTTCGGAAGATTCGTGGCTGGTTGAGGGTCAACCGTGGTGGAATGAGCAGATGAAAGCGGTTTCACAGGTGCCGTTGATCCAATCCGTTTTCACGGCGTTACAAATGGCGTATGAGCAGGGTGGCGGTCACTCTGAGACGGCACGCGAGTTTGCTCAACAGTTTGACGCTGACCTAGTTTTTGCTGAGAAGTGGCTGCCGTTTTTGAAAGGGTATTTTGCATGATTCCGTTGATTGGTGTGCCAACTTTGACCAGGCACGATTTGTGTGACCGAATGTTGTCAAGCATTGACTATCCGGTGCAAGATTTGATTGTGGTGGATAACAAGCCTGACGGGTGGGAACCGACCAAGCCCGCGCTGGTGGAACGGTTGCACCATATCCGGTTGCCTCAGAATCTTGGTGTGGCTGGTTCGTGGAATCTGATTCTCAAGACAAGCCCATTTAGTGCGAGCTGGTGCATAGTCAACGATGACATTGTTTTTCAGCCGGACGCGCTCGAGACGATGGCTAACAGTTTGCGTTCTGATGCGTTGCAGTTTTTTGCGGTGCAACCTAAGTGGGCGGCGTTCGCTATTGGTGAGGATGTTGTCAAAAAGGTCGGGCTGTTTTCTGAGCTGTTTCATCCAGCGTATTTTGAAGATAACGACATGGAACGGCGCGTAATGGCTCAGGGCTTTGACATGGAGATGGTGAACGCGCTCGTGGATCACGACAACTCATCAACACTGAAGTCAGGTTTTGACATTCAGAATCACAAGAGCTTCAAAGTCAACAGTGAGACGCATCGGGCGCGCGAGGCAAATCAGGTGATGACTGGTGGCGAGTGGGATTTGATTTTGCGCCGTGAGCTGTCATGGGATTGATAACGGTCATTACAATCGCGCCGGGTGGAGGAGTATTTTGCTAGAAGATTTAGTTGGTTCTTGGGAAGGTGACACAGTTTATGTTCTCGGTTCCGGTTCATCTCTGAACTTCATCAACCCATCTTTTTTTGATGACAAAAAATGTGTTGCCATCAATTTTGTTGGTCGTGAGTTTGGGCTGAAAAGTTTTGTCACTTTCACTCATTATGAACTTGATGCAATAGAGATTGCTTTAGCTTTTCCACACTTGACTGTGGTGTTGTTGCGATCCGCAGAGACGGGCCGTGATATTTCGCACATTGACAACATTGTGTGCATCAATAAGTTTGCTTTTCCACCGGGGGGTTCTTTCACGCCATACGATTTTGATGGCGAGGGTTTAGTGTTTGGTTCTTCTTCTTTGCATGGCGGTTTGCATCTTGCTGCGTTGATGGGGGCAAAAAGCATTGTTTTGGTTGGTGCTGATTGTGGCACTATTGACGGCAATCATCGTCTGACCGGTTATGTTCCCGGCGATACCCCGTGGCATCTTTACGAGCAACATTTGCGTTTGATGAAACGGTGGCTGAAAGAGATTTTTGGTTGTGAAGTGTATTCTTTGAACCCGTTTGTTAATTTGAATCTTGAGGGTCACAAGTTTGAGGGCGTGTGATGCCTGAGTGGGTAAGTTTGCAAAAGTTTCCGGCTGGATGGTACAGACTTAGGCCATGAAGGTTTTAACCATTGGAACATTCGACCTCATCCATCCTGGTCATGTGGCGTTGCTTGAGCGTTGTGTGGAGTTGGGTGGTGAGCGCGCACAAGTTTGTGTGGGTGTGAACACTGACGATTTCATCAAACGCTATAAGGGCGAATATCCGGTGATGAGTCTTGTGGAACGGTTGGAGATGTTGCGCGCGATCCGTTGGGTTGACGATGTGCTCATCAATAAGGGCAATGAGGATTGCAAAGTGTTGATTGATGAGGTGAAGCCGGATTTGCTGGTGGTCGGTTCCGATTGGTTGGGTAAAGACTATTTGAAGCAGACAGGGTTGACGCGCGAGTATTTGGAACGGCGCAACATCGCTTTAGTCTTTTTGCCGTATACGGTGGGGATTAGCACCACGGCACTCAAGGCGCGCCTAAAATAGCCTCATGATTACTAATGGCTATGCAACGCTACAGCAAGTCAAAGACGCGCTGCGGATCACTGACGCGGTAGACGATAGCCTCATCGAAATGAGCATTGAGGCGGCTTCGCGCGAGATTGATTCTTACTGCCAGCGCGTGTTTTATCCGACTACGGCAACGCGCACTTACCGTTGTGACAGCAACTTTTTGCTCGAGATTGATGACCTTATTTCTTTGACTACGCTTAAGACAACGGCTCAGACGGCGTGGGATACGACTTGGGGCGCGGCTGACTACCAGCTCGAACCGACGAATGGCATTGTGGGCGGACTTACTCAGCCGTACACTCGTGTGCGCGCTATCGGCAATTTCACTTTTCCCATCATGCCTAATGTGACTGTGCAGATTGCTGGCGTTTTTGGTTGGTCGGCGGTGCCGGTTGATGTTCGCATGGCGTGTGTCATTTTGGCGCAACGCCTTTTCAAGCGTTTTGACTCACCGCTGGGTGTTGTGGGCATGGGCGATTTGGGGGCAATTCGGGTGAGCCGTATTGATTCAGACATTCAGGCGTTGCTTGCGCCGTACCAGAAGGTGAGCATCGCGTGAGCATTGCGCTCATTCGTGCCGGGTTGGGAAAGAACCTTGCCACGATTCGCGGGCTACGCGTTGCCGAAACTATCCCCGATCAGGTCAGCCCACCTATTGCGGTGGTATCACTTACGACGGTTAATTATGACGGGGCATTGCAGGGCGGCCTGACCACATATTCTTTCATGGTCACTGTGATTGTGGGGCGTGTGAGTGAGCGAACTGCACAGCGCACACTTGACGCATACATTTCGCCTGGCACTGGTTCTATCAAGACGGCGATTGAGTCTGAACGCTCGTTGGGCGGTTCTGCGTTTGATTGTCGTGTCGAGGGCATGAGCAATGTTGGCAGTGTCACAATAGGGGATATAACTTATTTGGCGGCAGACTTCACTGTCACCGTTTACGGAAACTAGGAGAAACAAAATATGCCCAAGCAAGTTTTCACTAACGCTGTCGTGACCGTCAACGGAACCGACTTGAGTGACCACATCGCCGCAGTGACGCTGGACACCTCGGCAGACGAGGTGGAAACCACCGCTTTCGGAACCGCTGGCTGGCGTTCACGCGTTGCCGGGTTGAAGGATGGTTCGATTCAGCTTGACTGGCACCAAGACTTCGCCACCTCGTCAGTTGATTCGGTTCTGTCATCGGCGTTCGGATCGGTTGGCACTGTTGTGGTTCTCCCGAACGGGAGTGCGGCTTCCGCCACTAACCCGCGCTACACGATTTCAGCCGTCATTTCGAGCTATTCCCCTGTCGCGGGCAGCATTGGCGATTTGCTCACATTCAGCACCACCTGGGCTTTTGCGGGCCCTATGGCACGCGGGACAGTCTAAAGCTATAAGATAGGGTCATGGAACCTATCAAGCTTGACATTGTTTACGCTGACGGCAACACAAAGACTGTCAGCGCGTTGGCCATTGATCTGATGCGTTTTGAACAGCATTTTGATGTGAGTGTGACCGCGTTGGCGAAACCGAAGATGACGCACATTTTCTTTTTGGCTTACACGGTGGAGAAGCGCACAAAGGCAACTGAACTTGAGTTTGACCCGTGGGTTGAGTCAATTCAGATTGTCAAAGAGGGCGATTCAAAAAAATAGAGCCGTTGGGCGGTTACTCAATTCATTGGGTGATGGCTCAACTTGCTTACGAATATCACATCAGCCCGCGTGAGCTGGCGAAGCTTGAGCCGCGAATGTTGTGGACTATGCAACGCTATCTTGTCGCAGTGTCACGGCAGATGGAAGGCAAGCGCAAGTAAACTAAAGCCATGTCAAGTGGTATGAAGCTCGAGGTTGACTCGCGCGAGATTGCGAAGGTGATGCGCGTTTTGCGTACCCTTGATAAAGATTTGGTGAAGGATTTGCGCCCGAACTTGCGAAGTGCTGTTAAGCCGTATGCGGATGCTACGGCGGCGCGGATCAATAGCCAGCGCGCACCTATGTCGGGAATGCTGAAGTATTCGAGCAAGATGTGGGGGCCTGTAAAAAGCAAGGTCAGCATCAGCACCGCGGCGAGCACCCGAAACAATCCCAACCTCATCGAGGTCAGCATGACGCCTGCCGCGGGTATGCCCGGCGTGGCTATTGCTGATATGGCAGGTCGCGTCTCTCAGGGCAAGTCTTTGCGGGGTCGGTTGTTTATTCAGCAACTCAACCGGGTGATTCCGGGCTGGTCGCGCGGTGGGCGCATCATTTACAAAGCCTTCATGCCATACAAGCCTCATGTGAACAGTTCTGCCGCGCGCATTATCAATGCGTGGAGTGAGGGTGTCTCGAGAAAGTTGGATTCACTGTGACAATTCGCATTCCTATTGTTTCTAAGTTTGACCCCAAAGGCGTTGGGCAGGCAGAAACTTCGTTCAAGCGTCTAAGCGGAACACTTTCAACTGTCGGCGGTTTGATGGCTGGCGCGCTCGCTGTTGGCGCGGTTGG